ATTGAGACATTACACGCTATGTACGAACAAGTAGGCCGTCAGCGTGACGAGCTGATGGATGCACAAAGATCAATGGTTGCCGCTATGCGGGGGAGGATTCAATGAAGTACAACGCAGAGCAAGGGGACAAGAATGACACAAGATGACAGCATATTGCCGGGATGCAAATGCCCGTGGACGCCGAAAGAAACGGATTGTTATGGAGATGGCAATGTTTACCGTGGTGTTAGGAGCCGAGATAGCTTTAAACCCGACTACAACACCGAGGCTGTGCTAGTTGAAGAAATGCAACGCATGGCAAAGCGCATTGAAGAGCTGGAAGCCCTGCTGGAGCGCCAAACAGCCCGCATTGTTGACTTGCAGACACACATTGAAAACCTTGAGGGGGAAGAATGATGAAACTGACTGAAGAACAAATTTGGAAGTGCAACCAGACCATTAACTATGATGGGGGCGAAGTTGTAGACGCTGTTCACATCTGCGTTGCCCACCAGAATGTAATTGATTTTGCACGTTCGATTGAGCGTGAGATTGGTTTTTCCAAGGCTGAGCTTTGGATTAAACGCATCAATGACGCTGTACTTGCTGAAAGAGAAGCCTGTGCCGTCAAAGCAGAGCAAGTTGGTCAGCATAAAAATCACATTGGCATAGCCGCCGCCATCAGAGCAAGGGGCAAGCATGACTAAAGACGAAGCGTTGAAGCTGGCGCTGGAGGCGTTGGAGTTGGTTAACCTTGAGTTTGTATGCGGAAATGCGCATCACAAAAAGAAAGATAGGCATAAATGGGATGAAAATTGTCCTATTACTGACCGCTGGCAAAAAGCCATCACCGCCATAAAGGAAGCCTTGGCACAGCCAGAGCAAATAATGCAGGACAGCACTTGTTCAACCACACTGCGCCTTCAAGGCAAGCCATATCCACGCACTTGCAAAAAATGCGGACTTGGGCCTTGTATTGCTCAACCAACGGCACAGCCAAAGCAGGAGCCGGTGGCGCTTGAAGAATATGACGCTGGACTATTGAACGACTTTGGCGGCGGTAAGGTTGAGTGGTGGCAAGACTACATTCGTGCAGAGCTTGGCCGTGCCTATGAGTATTACCAGTCTCAGATGGTATCCCCACCAAAGCGCAAGCCGCTGACGGATGAGGAGATTGAAGACATTTGGAAGCAAGCAATAAGTCAAGACAATGGGCGTAACGCTCATTTAAGCAATCAACCTTTTGTGCATATTGCCCGAGCTATCGAAGCTGCCCACAATATTTTTGGAGATGAAAAATGACACGAGATGAACTGAAAGAACTTGTTTCTTATGATTCCGAAACTGGAGTATTCAAGCGATTGAAGCAGACAAGCCCACGAATCAAGGTCGGTCAATCTGCTGGATGGAAAGATGCTTATGGATACCTGAACATTTGTCTGCGTGGCAAAAAGTGGAAAGCACACCGTTTGGCATGGTTGTATGTTTATGGTGAGTTTCCAAAAAAAGAGATTGACCATATCAATGGCATCAAAAATGACAATCGAATCTGCAATTTGCGTGATGTTGACCGATTAACGAACGAGCTTAACAAAGGAATTCAATCAAATAACACCAGCGGTTACAAAGGCGTTAGCTTTCAAAAACAATCAGGCAAATGGGAGGCCTATGTTTGTAGTCAGCGAAAAAAGAAAAGTCTTGGCGTATTTACAACGGCAGAACTTGCAGCACAAGCAAGAGCCGCCCACGGCATCAAGGAGAAGAACACATGATTCTCAATCAAGGAAAGTTGGCTGGCGGTCTAGTGGATGAAATGCTAGAGCTGGTTCACAAATATGACGACACGCTTTACATGGCAACTGTGATTGGATGCTTAGAGTTGGTAAAGCAACAATTGATTAACGACAGCTTGGAGGATGGAGATGACTGATTTTTTATTGATGGTAGGCGGCGCATTGTTTGCTATGGTTATTAGCGGCATCGTCAACTACAAGAAATCTCAATGGGTAGACCTGACGGATGATGAGATGCACGAATGTTGGGGCGACCCGTTGACCCCGCTTGGTATGAAACACGCACGAATGATTGAAGCCAAACTCAAGGAAAAAAATGGTTAAGGTCAACGCAATGTCTTACGCACATTTGATAAAAATGTTGTTGGAAGGCACTAGAACAGCTTGTGAGCTGGCTGAAGAAACTGGATTGCATAAACATACTGTTTACGAGTACACCCGTGAATTGCACAAGGTCAAAGCCGTTTATATCGCCGATTGGGAAAAAGATCGTTTAGGTCGTGACTGTATGCCCATCTTCATGATTGGAAACAAGCCAGACACTAAACGCTCAAAGATAACACCAGCGAAACGAGCGCAGAATTACCGCACACGAAAAAACTTAACAAAAACAACAACTTTATCGAATTGGCTTTAATGAGGAAATCAAACCATTCAGCGATCAGAAACTTACTTAAACAGCATCCAGACGGGCTAATTGTCAGTGAAATAGCGAAGCAATTAAACCTGCAACACAGAGCAACAGCGTATGCCCTTAAATCTATGCTTGACACATATATAGACCGCTGGGTGAGGCTGAAAAGTTCACCATTGGCCGCTGTATGGTGCGTTATAGAAGTGCCCGAAGATTGCCCTAAACCTACAAAGGATGATTATGTTCAGAAAAAACGATCCAATCACTAGCAAATTAGCCGCTGATGAAGTAGATTTTCAAGCAAAGCACTACGATCAAATCTTGGCGGTGCTAATTCTTAGTGGGCCACAAGGAAAGGACGGAATTGCAGACCGCTCTACCCTTGACCCAAATCAAGTAGCTAGGCGCTTAAAAGAAATGTTGAAGTTGGGGCTTGTTCGTTTAACTGGCAAAACAGTTAAATCAAAGTCCAAAAGATCAGAGCGAGAATGGGAGCTTGCATGAACAACCAGCTAAACAAGCATCAACGTGCATATCTAGCTAGGGTTAAAGAACTGCCTTGCTCAGTTTGCGACTTAGAAGGGCCAAGCGAAGCCCACCACATCAAACAGGGTCTGCAATATACCTGTATTTCTTTGTGCCCTGATTGCCATCGAGGGCCAATGATGGGTTGGCATGGTCAGAAAAGGGCTTGGCTAATCCGGAAGATGAACGAACTAGAAGCCCTTAACGTGACAATTCAGCGCCTCAATACTTCCGCATATTAGGTAGCGGTGCTTTGCTTTGATCTGTGCCAGGATGATGGGCTTTTTCCATTGGTAGGCTCATGTGCTTGTTTAGCTTTTCAGCCAGCCGCTCAACCTTTTGCTCTAATGGGTGTTGATGGCTTTTCTCAACCACATAGTGACCTTTTGGCGATTCTTTGCCCTTGCCGCTAATTTCAAATTTCATGATATTTTCCTTACGCTAAAAACAGTTTAGATTCTTCTTCTCGCCGAGTAACCAAGCCTGGCAACACACGGCCAGCGGCTTTAGTCCACTGATTGAACTGTTCCGCAGCACCAGCGTAATCGCCTTCATTCAACAAACGCAACAAGGTAGAGCTTTTTAGATTGCCCATGCCCACGTTGTAAGCAAACGAACACAGTGCCGCTTTTTGATTGTCGTTGATTTCTACATGAACAACCGAATCAATGCGGTCTCCAAGCGTGTTTAAACGATTGGCTAAATCCTTGTCGGCTTGATCTTGCGTCCATACCGATTCAGAATGGATTTCAGGGCCAGTTGCGCCATATCCAATCGTCCAAGGTACGCCGCCAGTGCCAGGGTCGGGATAAGCGTTTAGCTTGCATCCTTCGTGACGTTTAATTTCTTCAGTGGCAATATCTAACCAGTTCATTTATTCTCCAATGCGTTGTAAGAATCAATGCAAGCGTTTAGATTGTTTATTGCTTGGTCGCCTCTTTGGGTAACGGAGACAAGAGCTTGAGCAAATCCTGCGTCAATGTCGGCTCTTGCTTCTGTATTTCCTTTGGCAGAGGTGGAATCGTTGGACACGTTGCTACAACTGGCAACGGGGATTGACAAGCGGACAGCACCAGAGGAAAGATTATCCCGAAGCGTTTTAGCAACTTTGTCAGACTTGGCTTGCGTGTCGGCCAGACTGCGAGAAATGTCGGCAATTTTTGC